CAACAAAGCATCCAGTTAAGTATCTAGGTGCAAAGAACGAAGACTATCCTAAAAAGAATTGGTCAAGCGTTATGTTATGGAACTGCTCACATTGGTTAAACCGTCAGCTAACGCCTAGGTTTATTCAAGAACAAACAGGTAAATACCTACACAGGTTTGAATGGCTCAAGTATCCTGAAGAACAAGTAGGTAAGCTAGAAGAAACATGGAACTGGTTAGTCAGCGAACAGGAATATAATCCTGACGCAAAGCTAGTCCACTATACAATTGGTAGCCCGTGCTTTAAAGACTACCAAGACTGTGACTACTCAGACGAGTGGTTTGAAACCTATAAACGAATGATATATCCTCTAAAAGGAAAAGATAAAGAATCGGAGCTTTAGCATGGCAGAGTATTTACAAGCACCGCCTAGAAGAAAGGCGTTAGGTTTACTAGCTGATGCACTTACTTCAGGACAAGAGGCTTTAAATGCAGTCAATTTGCCATACGTAGGTGGTTTAGGTGGTTTGTTATTAGGACAAGCACCAGAATACCTACAAGACGTATCTTATGGTATGCCAGCATTTAGAGGTGGCAATGTAGCCACAGGCGGTTTAGGCACACTTGCACCAGATACAAGAATGTTAGATGTAGCCACTTTACCATTTGTAGGAGCAGGTGCTGCAAAAGCAGGTCAAGTAGGTGCAAAGACATTAGGTAAAGAAGTAGCAAGACAAGTAGAAACAGGTACAGGCTTACTAGGTTCTAATGTATTAGACCCAAGACAATACGCTTTACCACCGGCAAAATATGTTGGTAAAACTTTAGAAGGTATGCCAGATATTGTAGATGTTGGCGGCAAGTTAGAACAATTTGGTACTGACCAAAGACTTGTAGATATTGCAAGTGATTATGCTGCTAATAGAGGATTGTTATATAATCCAGCAGAAAGATATGCACAAGTAGATATTGAAAGAGCTAAACGTATAGCCAATGAATATGAAAAAATGGCTAACAACCCACAAGCATTGCCTACTAAAAAGTCTTATGACGCATTAATTGATGAAACACAAGCTCAATACGAAGCATTAAAAAAAGCAGGCTATAAATTTGAGTTTATGCCAAAATCTGGTGACCCATACGGTAACCCTAGAAATGCTATTAATGATTTAGTACAGAATAAACATTTATATGTATTTCCTACAGAGTCAGGCTTTGGAGGAACTAGAGCTAAAGAGGCATTAAAACAAAACCCATTATTAAAAAAGACAGATGAAACATGGAATGGAAAGCCAGTATTAGCTAACGATATGTTTAGAGCTGTACATGATGTATTTGGACACGCACAACGTGGAGTTGGATTTAGAGCCGGTGGAGAAGAAAACGCATTTCAATCTCACGCCAGGATGTTTTCACCTGAAGCATTGCCAGCAGCAACATCAGAAACCAGAGGTCAAAACTCTTGGGTAAACTTTGGACCGTATGCAGAGTTAAATAAAACAGCAAGTCCAATATCTACACAATATGCAGAACAAAAAACTGGACTTATGCCAGCATGGACTTGGTTAGAAGGATTACTTAGATAACCAGTATTCGTATAAACTTTTAAACCATGCAGCAGTAAAAAAGAAACACAATACAAAAGTTCCCCATTGGTGAGCTATGTAAGATGAGTAAAACCAAAATGGCTGACCAAACAACCCAAAAATGCAAGCATATTTTCTATACTTGTCATCATTGGATTGTATAAGCCATAAAGCAATTAACTCAGTTACAGCAATAATAAATTGTTCAATCATCTATTTTACTAGATTGAGCAAAAGTCTCTTTGTGAAAGTAATGGCTATTAGTTAGATTACCATTTACAGGTTTCTTTCTATATAGCTCATAATAATCACCAACAGACCTAACACCATAATTTTTCATAGTATCGCCAAAGAATTTCATAGTGTCTTTGGAAAAGAAAAAGCTATTAGGGTTAAGTAGTTCATGTTGATATTTAAGTTCGCTGGGTGACATTATGCAGCCTCCTTTACAGATACTTTAGGTTCATCAAATAAGAACTTTGGTTTAGTGATAAGTGCAGATTGCACGTTGAGTGGCATAATTACACCAGCACAATCAATACAATCAATATCAACCAATGCAGCTTTAGTACCATTTTGGCTCAATGATGCCTTTTGGTTCTTAACACCAGAAATATACTGTGCAGCTTTATTAAAGTCATCAAGGTATGCAAAGTCATAATTACCAGGCTCATTAGATACTGACTCTGGAAATACTCTTCTAAAGTCAGGGTATTTAGCATCAACAGGCAATGTTTCTAATTTAATAGCATCATTAACTATATGTATTTTTTTAACTACATTGTTTTCTATATCTAAAGATAAAAGAGCAGCTCCTACTTTAGATTTAAGTTTTAATAATGATTCAATAGTTTCTATAGGTATAATTGCTCCTATAGTAGGTCTAGCATGTTGAATATCATTATTATAGATAGCTGTACTTAATAGTCTATGACCATCAGTTGCAACAAAGATAGTATTATATTGGTTAAACTCAACATAAATACCATTAAGATAATACCTAACATCTTTTTTAGGAACAAAGAGTTTAAGTGCTTTTAATTGACCTAACTGTACTAATACTTCATATTTAAACGTAGACATACTGTTCTCCTTTAGCAAAGTTTATTGACCGGTTGCAAGTAAGTATAAATTGCCGGTACAGTCAATATATATAGGTTAAAATAGAATGTCAAGAAATTATTGCAATTATTTAAAATAAAGGGCAACCAACCGTATGGAGTTGCAATATCATGGACAAAGAAGAACAATTAGCATTAGCTAGAGAGAAAGCTGCAGAAGTAAACAAAGGCAACACATATTCTAGTAAAAACAATAGGTTATGGGCAGATACTCTGAGACGTGCTGTTATTCAATCAGATGCAGAACGATTACGTATGATAGCAGAGGCTTTAATAGATAAAGCAGCTTCAGGTGATGTATCAGCTATCAAAGAACTAGGTGATAGAATAGATGGTAAGTCAGTAGCAACTACAGAGCTGACTGGTGCAGATGGTAAAGATTTACCTATTGGAATAGGAATTAGCTTTGTCAAGCCAGACGATAGCTGAGTTCCCTGAAAGGTTACAGTTCTTATTTGAGCCACACCGGTACAAAGTAGCATACGGTGGTAGAGGTTCAGGTAAGTCATGGTCTATGGCAAGGGCATTGCTTATAAAAGCAGCTAATGAGCCAACACGTGTATTATGTGCACGTGAAATACAAAAGTCTATCAAGCAGTCAGTACATACATTACTTAATGACCAGATACAATCTTTAGGTCTAGGAGCTTTCTATGAAGTCTTGGAAGCAGAGATTAGAGGTCTTAACGGTAGTACATTTAGCTTTACTGGGTTGGCTACTAATACTGTGGAAAGTATTAAGTCTTTTGAAGGATGTGATATCGTCTGGGTGGAAGAGGCACAAACGGTATCAAAGAAGTCATGGGATATTCTTATACCTACAATCCGTAAGCCAAACTCAGAAATCTGGGTAAGTTTTAACCCTAACATAGATACAGACGATACATATACAAGGTTCGTGGTTAATCCACCAGAGAACGCTAAGGTTGTTAAAGTAAACTATACTGACAATCCTTGGTTTCCTGAAGTATTAGAGATAGAACGTCTACATAGCGAGAAGACTAACCCTGACTATGCAAACATCTGGGAAGGTGATTGTAAAGCTGCTGTAGATGGTGCTATATACTCTAACGAGATACGTGAAGCACAAGAAGGTAACCGTATTACAACTGTACCTTATGACCCTATGATGAAGGTTCATGTAGTCATGGACTTAGGATGGAACGACAGCATGTCAGTTATCCTATGCCAAAAGGGTATATCAGACTTACGCATCATTGGTTATATAGAAGATGACCACAGAACACTAGATAGCTATTCTGCACAACTAAAGAACTTATCCTATAACTGGGGTACAATGTTCTTACCACATGACGGACAGTCTAAAGACTTTAAGCATGGTATATCAGCAG